TTCTTGCCGCGGATCGTCTTCTTGGTGCGCTGGCCTTTCACCTTGACTTCAGACTTCGCCTTGTCTTCGGACTGCTCCGCCGAAAACGTCAGGATGTTCTGGCCCAGAATAAGCGGCTCGCCGCCGCCACCGGATTCCGTTCCGACCCCGTCGGTGACACGCAGCTTGCCGTCGCGCGTCTCGTACATGAAGTAGCAATACTCGGTCGCAATCCGCTGTAGCTCGTCGATCACCAGTGCGCCGTCACGGAAGCGCACCTTGTCCAGCTTGATGACCTCGCCCTTCCACTCAGGCTGTAGCCCCCACGGCTGGATCAGTTTTTCAACCACTTCCTTGGTGGTCGGCTGCATCATGTTGGTGGTCGGATGCTGATGCGAACTGTCGATCAACCGCTTGGTCTTGCCGCGTGCCGATACCTTGATGGTGTACTCGGTCGGTCCGATACTGACGCTGGTGCTGGCCTTCGAACCGTCCGTGCCTTTGCCGGATTTCTGGTTGGATTCGTCAGCGCCCTTCTTACCCTTCTTGGTGCCGGAGCCTTCGCGCTTATCGACCGAACCGCAAAACGCTAACTGACCGCCGATATAGACTGTAATCTCGGCGCCGCATTTGATCGCCTGCACCATAGGGATCGACGGCATAGCGCCGGCAAAAATGCTGAATTCGAGTGAGCCGGTCATCTGATCCTTGGACCGTTGCAGCGTCATCTCGGTCCAAGTATTCAGCGCCGTACCGCCGACACAGATCACTACGGGGGTCATGTCGGCGAGACACCGGACACCAGCATGTTGAAACGACCATTAGCGTCGACCACGTTGCGCTCCTCCAGTTCGCGGTGCCGCTTGGCGTCCCTGTAGATCACGTAAGCGGCGACCAGCGGATGCACTCCGCCGGAGAAATTGACCACGATCTGCCCGGGCAAACGGTACGACAGGTCGTACATCATTTTGCTGAATTCGTTGGCGTACTTCACAAGTTCCAGATACAGCGCGTTGTCGCACTCGGAATAGGCCACTCTGGCTTCGTCGTCGAACACCGTCAGCACCGTCTCCCGTGCCGCCAGAGCTTCATCGACCGTCACATACTTCCGCCCCATCGCCGCGTCGGCCATGCCAATGGCGGACAGGATGCGGTGACGGCTGACGACGGCCTCGTCGCTTTCTTCCGGGTGTCCGGCCGGCAGATCGGACAGCGTCTTTGCCGTGTTGACCATCCTGCGGAACAGCGAGAATTTGTTATCCGGGTTGATGACGTTGCGCGTGATGATCGCGAACCCGTCGGTCATGGCCTCTTCGACGTTAGCAGCAGACAGCGCCAGTCCGTCGTCGTTGGCCACAGCCTGCATATTGATGACGTCGTGCCAGTCGGTGGTCGGCGAATCCGCGACCAGCGTGTGGGTGGCGACCGTTGCTGTCGTCGTTATCAAACTCTGGGCGTGATTGACGACGTCAAGCTTCCATGGATGCGGCACCATGGTCGGCTGGTAGTCTCTCAGAAAGGCGGTTTGCGACGCCGCGAATAGCCCAGAGGAGATGATTCCGAATATCGAGCCAAGGATACCCGTGAATCCAATGCTCGCTTCGACGAACTCCAACTCAGCAGTCGTTTCGCCCGCCGATTCCTCAAGGCTGTCCTTAACCTTGACAGAGCGGCACGCCACCATAAGGGAGCCACGTGTCGGGTGAACGAGCATGCCCGGCCCGGGAGACTCGCAAGCCCTGAATAGTGCACTGCTGTCTCCGACGTGGTTGTCTTCCCTGAATACTGCGGTGAGATTGAAGACGCGTATCTTTCGCCCGAGATCCGCGTAGGCCGTGTGCTCGCCGAAGGGAAATTCACCTTCGGCGCCACGACGTCCGCCCTGAATGTCGGCTTCGGTGCATAGAAAACCGACCCCCTTGAAGGAGGCCGGTACTACATCCTTGCCGATGGCGCAGGCGGATCGAGACATTTAACGGCCGCGGCCGCTCTTGCGCACCGGCTTGGCAGCTGGCTTCTGCGCCTTGGTGGGCTTGGCGGCGGGTGTCTTGGTGGCAGGTTTCTTCGACATGCAGTTTCTCCCTGTTACGCTAATTTAGAATCCCCGACCGGGGCTTTGCCTTGATTGACGTTTACTTGCACGTTGATATTAGACACTGCGCTGGTAATAGCACCAGCGATGATCGACCCGGCTTCGGGCGCTGCGCCGATGAGCGAGCTACCGATACTGTTCGCGGCAGTCTGAATCTGTGCTGCGCCTGTCGAGAACGTACCAGCGAACGTAGTGTTGAAACTCTCCAGCGACCCGGTGAACGTCGGCAGCCAGATCGGTTCTGCCGCCGGTGCGCCACCTTCGCCGGGCCACGGCTTCGGCGGGATCTTCTCTGCTGGCGTGCCGTCTGGCCACTTCGGACCTTTCGGTGTGCCGTCCGTGTTGTGTGTCTCGTCGTAGGTTTTACGAGCCGCCTGAATGGCTGCATACTCAGCTTCCAGCTTGGCGTACAACTCCGCCATTCTGGCTTGAGCAGCGGCTATCTTCTCGTCGTACATGGCCCGCCCTTTTGCCGTAAAGGCGGGGGATTCCTTCCACGTTGACCAAGTCTTGATGTCTTTTTCTAGTTTAGTGAGTTCATCAGCTGTGGACACTGCTGCCTGCATCAAAGGGTGGATTTTCGGCGATGCATCTCGTCCTTTTTCGTAGATAGCTTTTTCGACAGCGGTCATTATTTTTTCTTCAACCTGCTGCTTGATATCAGACGGAGTAAGAAGTTCGTACAGCCCCCACGCCGCGAGACCCCAGCCAGAAACAGCCGCCAGACCTTTCAGTGCTCCCATGCCACCTCTGGCCGCGGCACCAGTACCGCCCGCAGCAGCAGCACCGCCCGCAGCGGCAGCACCAGCCCCCAGCACACCTCTGCCACCGAGTGCGACAGCCGCGGACGACAAGTGACCGGCGGAGGCAGACAGCAAACCGGCAGAAAAATTCAACGCCGTGTTTGCTGGTACCCCTGCAAGCCCCGCCGCTCCGCCGGCCGCTCCGCCCGCCAATGCGCCGCCCAGCCCACCGGCGCCACCTCTTAGTGCTCGCCACAGCAACAGACTGAGGCCGAGGCCGCCTGCTCCCGTGGCTGCGACTGCGCCTTTTTCCTGCGGCGTCATTTCGTCGACTTGGCCGCGGATCAGTTTGGTGAAGCCGGTCAGCGCACCACTGACGCCGAGAGCATCCAAGCCAAGCTTGCCGAGATTGCCTGCCGCGGCATCGACCGCAGTCTTCAGGTTCTCCCATTTAATGGCCGGATTTTCCGCGGCTATCCTAGCAGCTTGCTCTGGAGTAGCAGCCTGTCGCGATTGCTCAAGCTGCTTTTGCCACTGCTCAAAACCTAGGATCGATTCAGACAGGAAGCTCAGTGTGGTCTGCTTCAAACTGGGCAGCAGCCTGCCGAGAAGGTTCACCGTCTCGTTCTGTTCGGCTTGGTCTTTGCTCTCCCCGCCCGCTACAGCCTTTGCGATCCGCGCTTGGACTTCCGGCTTCTTCAGATTTGCTTCGACGTCTTTACCGAACTCGTTGTACGCCCACTGCGCTGGGTCTTTGCCCAACATTGATTCATCTTTTAGTCCGCCGCCGGGCAACTGAACGCCGCGCTTACGTAACGCTTCGTTAAGCGCCTTGTTCTTGAACACGCCGCGCATCGACTGCTGGAACTGGAACAGTTCGTTGCCGACCCGCGCACCCTTGTCGCCAGCTTGAACGATACCGCGTGCAATTGCTTCCGGTGTTAGCTGGTACCCAGCCGTTCGCATTCCCGCGACGGTGGTGCGAATCTTCTCAGACGCAATATCCGGGTTGACTTGTAACGCTTCTATGATGCCTTTTTCGAAACGCAACCAGTCCGCAGTGAGCTTACCGCCCTGAAATATCTCGGACGTGGCCATGCCACCGGCTTTGACGATCTTCTTCTGGCCCTCGCCTGCCTGCTCTAGGGTCAGTTGCGGATTGCGCAGGACGAGACCGGGGTATAGTTCGTTCTGCAAATGCCGCGTCATGATGTCGGCATTGCGGGCCGTCTGTTCGGGATCACCTCTGGCGGCTACGTCACCCGCGATCTCAGCCCTGAACCGCTTGTAGTAATCCTCGCGGAACGGAATCGGCGCGTTCCTCCACCCCGGATCGGTCTCATCGATCTTCTTCAGCACAGCTTGCTGTGCCGGAGAAAACATCGCTTTAGACTGAGCTTCGGTACGACTGCGTGCGTAGCCCGCCTCGCCGATTTCCTTGAGTGCCTTGGCAGCACCCGCAGCCGCGAACGCCAGCACGCCAAACTCGGCGTTCAGGCGCGAAAAGTTAGATACGCCTAGCCCGGCCGCGGCCCCATAAACGGCTGCACCAGCAGGAGTCGCTGTGCCGTATCTGCGACGCGACCCCGGGGTGCCGCCAGTAGCGCCGGGGCGGCCGGTGCCGCCGGGGCCGCCGCCCTGTTGATTGTGGCGCGTCGTTATGATGATCGGCCGGGCAGCCTGCTGCCGGATCCGGTTCAGCGCAGCCGTGGCAGAATTTATACCCTGTTGATTTACGCTTAGATTGATCCGATGTCGCTGTAGCTGCGACAGAGCACGGTTCAGCGCAGTGACACGCTGTGTAGCCGCAGTCAGCTGGTTGGTGTTAACCCGTATATTGACGGAGGCGCTGGCACTCTTCAGCGATTTCGCGGTCGCAAACAGCTTCCTTAGCTCTGCGTTGATCTTGCGGATCTGCGCAGAGCTTTTGTCAACAACCCTCAGTGTGGCTTGTTCGGTAAACGACGCCATAGCCTATTTGGGTTTCCCGCCGGCCAAAAGGATTCGGCCTCGTTGCTCTTGTTGATGCACCTTGCTGAAGTTCGACACTCGCAAGGTCAATAGCGGAATGCTGAGTGGTCTTACGTCGCCAGCCGATGCTGAATAATAACGGTAATGCTCAACGACTTCCGTTACTCGTCTGGCGACCCTTGAAAACGCGGCAGGATCTCATTCATCAAGAACACGCCATCCGTCACGGTGATCGCGTCAACTGCCCACGAAGGCAGTGCCGTCAGTGACGAATGCATCGGCTTGCCGAGTTTCTTGATCATCGCGATGGTTTGCATAATAGAATTTTCCGCAGCCAGCACGTCTTCCACGTCGCCGTAGGTGGTGGCGTGAAATTCGATCTCGGAAATCGGATCGCCCTTCTGCATTTTTATGGGCGTGCCAAGCTGATAGACGACAGCCTTCTCAACGCCGTCACCATCACGGATGATTTTGCCCGTCGGCCCTTCATTGTCGTCCAGTCGTGCGATCAGAGCACGAGCATCTGGGATGGACAGCTTAGGGATGTCGTTGAACCCGACTGGAACAACTGTTCCGTTGGCGTAGTAGTTAACCTGTCGAGACATGCGCAGCCGGCGCATACGCGCCAGCCACGCCTCCGGCTCTTTCAAAGCCTGTGCTTCGACGACGATGGTAGAAAACGACTGAAACGTCAGCGGACGCACTACAGCACCATCGATGACGTGATCGCCAAGCTGGAACTTGAGCGGAATTTTTTCCAGCTTGGCCCCGTTGAGTTCTGCCATCGCTTAGGCTGCCGTCGCGAAGGTCGGCTGTACGACCTGTTCGGTCGATTCCAGCGTGCCGACCGGCAGGAGTTCGTCGATCTCCTTGAACACGATTGTCAGTGTCACCTCGTGGGTGTCTGACTTCTCTTCGCCGGTGCCGGTGCCCTTGGCTGCCGAGTAGACCAGCCCGTTGAAGTACTCCACCTGTAGTGTGACGTCACTACAGCCTTGGTACATCGCGAGCGGGATCCGAAGATCGCGGATCACTTTGATCTCGACCTCCGGGTTAGCCGGCTTCCGCTTGACGTAGCCTTGCGGCAGCGGCTCGTTGTTGTAAGCGCAGAGCCGCCACGTCGGCAGATCTTCGCTCGACAGCTTGTGCGAGATCGGCCCGTAAACGTCGCCGGTGTCGCAGTCTAGGAAGGTAAGCAGAATGTTTTTTACGCCTACCTGATTTTCGCAAGTCATGGTTCAGTCCTTTCTTTCGTGTGCCTTAAGCGAAAACAGTGCTCAGCAGTTGCTGAGCATCGCAGGCTTGGCGTTGATGGTGATGGTGGAGATGCGGACCGGCGGCCGGTAAGTGAAGTCGATCCACAGTTTGCCGGGGATGCCCTGACACTTCGGAGCAACCTCGAAATCGGTCTTCAGCATGATGTCCTGATCGATGTTCTCGAATTCCGAGAACAGGTACCCGACCTGAGACTTCGCCCAAGCCCGGAACTGACCAAGGATCATGCGCGGGTTGGTGCCGCGCACGCCGGCCGGCACCGTGGTGTTCTTGGTGAACAGGCCAAGCCCCACCACCTGACCAAGCGCAATCGCGGCCTGATCCGCAGTCGCAGCAGCAAGCCGCCGCGAATTCACGTTCCACCATGTCGCGTTCAGACGACCATTCTCGTCGTAACGGTTGTTGGTGGAGTCGTTGACGATCATCGGCTGGGTCATCGAGCCGGTGCCGCCTTGCAGCGGAACGGTGACGACGAAGCCAGTGGCTTGCAGCAGCTGCTGCTCGTCGAACGTGAAGCACTGGAAGCAGGCTTCCGGCTGACGCAGACATGCGAGGACACCGAAGTTCGGACCCTGCACGCTCATCTCCGGGTGATCGATGGTGATGCAGCAGGAGTGCGCCGCATACGCCGCCGCCTTCAGCCAACCAACAATCGGATCGGTCGAGCAGTGGGCGATACGGCTGACCTCTGCCGAGTTGGTGTCGGAGGCGAGGATCTGGCCGAACGAGCCGTAGTTGTAGGTGTAGCCATGACCGAAGCACTGCGGCTTGTCGCATGACCACGCCGATGCGATGTAAGCGATCATCGCATCCTGCCACTTGTCTTCGGCGTACAGCATGCCGATGCAGCAGTAGCAGCACTCGCCAAGAATGGCGTCGTAGTTCGGCACCGCGAAATCGATGTTGCTGCCTTGCATGGTCTGCGCGACCGTCATCTCGATCCCGGCCGGAGCGTAATC